CTCTTGAAGATATGGATAGCGTGTTAAACGGCAAGATTGACGATACAAACGCAAAACTTGATGATGAAATAAACACAAGGGAAATGCTTGAAAATGTGGTGAATACACTGCAAACACTGGCTCACAAGCACAGTAACAAGAATGTACTTGATACTATCACAGAAGATAGAGTAGCAATATGGGACAAGGTGAAAGACCTTGATAAATACTTTGACTATATTGATTTTAAGGCTTTTGTCGAAGAAATAGTATATGCGTATACAAACGAACTTCAAAATCTGTACACAGCAATCGGTATTACATCATACGACGGTGGTGTATTCGGTATGGAACAGTTAGGAACAGAGCTTGACGGCGGTAACTTTGACAGTGAACCCGAAAACAGTTTTGATTGCGGTGATTTTAACCCGCTTGAACTGTCTGCACAAGTAACATCGGTCATTGATTGTGGAACGTATTAAGGAAAGGAGGATTGATAGAATGGCAACAAGATTTATAGCAAAGCACGGTTTGAAAAGCAATATAAATAGATTAACACTTTCGGAAGGTGAAATAGCTATTGCATATAGTGATGACAAATCAGAGGCTGAAATATATGTAGGTGGAAACGACAATACACCAATCCCCGCAGCAGGTGCGTCGATGAAAACAAAAAACCAAATATTTGTCGTGTGCGACGGCGACCACGACGAATTAAAAATACAGGCGGCGTTGTCGAGAGCCACACGAGGCACGGTAGTATATATCATGGGTGATTGTGTACTGACTAACGAAAACACACAGGACAGTGGGCTTGTTTCGGGGTTCGGTCATTATAATGCTATATTAAATGTAGGTATACGAGTTACATTAGACGGTACTTACTGTAGTTCAATTACGTTTAAAAATACCAATCCTGCCGCACGTCAAGTTATATTCTTCTTGGGTATTATGGCGAAGTTAAAAAATATAAATTTCCAAGAGGATAACACCACCTGTACTCAAACATCTGTTAATCCTATGATTTTATTTGGCAATAGTAACGCAATCGTTGATAATTGTGTATTAGGCAAAGTATATGATGTAAATCAAGATGATAGTACCGTTGGTAATATCATTATGTGCAGTGGTTCAAAATTTACAAACAATGTTATTGACGGTTGGTGCTTAAAAACAAAAACCAATATAGGTGCATGTATGAAATTTACAAAAGTTTTTGTAGATAACAATAAATTTACAAATATATGGACTACCGACAATTCAGAGTCGGGATATTTAATGTCTGTATCAGCGTCGATATTTATAAACAATGTATTTGAAGATAACACCATACCACAAGGGGAAATATATTTCAGCGGTAACAACAGTCTTTGTAATCATAATATTTTCAATAGTAGTGATATCGGTAATATTACACTGGCAGGTAATACAGCCAATAATGTATTTATTTCGTTAGATTTGAACGAGTGTATAGCAGTCAAATTGAGAAGTATCTGCAATGACAATACATTCTTTGGATTAAAGGTAAAAGAAGGTGACTGCGCTTTTGATTTGGGTGTAGAAGCAACATTTGCAAACAATTATATTAAAAATCTGTCTATTATAACAACAGATAGTACAGAAGTTAAGGGATATAATATCCTTTATGCAAACAAGGCATTTTGTCGTGATAATGTGATTCTATTATCTGCGGCAACAAACATATTAGAAAATCTGTACGTTATCGAAGCTAACGCTTCGTCGGTTGTAACGGGCAATGTCACAAGTGCAAGCTCAATAGGTCAACTGGACGAAGGTTGTGTGGCTGAAGGTAATACGGTTGCGTGGAGTTAAGGAGGTCGAATATGTACAAATTTTATATGAAAAACGGAACAGCGTATTTCTATGAACACGGTGTTGAAATTGACGGCACAGTGTACGGAATACATACCGACAGGGATATATTGCGTATAAAACGCAGTGTTGTAAATAACAAATTCGCCGAAACTGACGACAATTTCGATATGGACACAGAAATTGCAAAAATTCAGCATACAGACGTAACGTTGGAACAGCCGACATCAGAACAGCTGTCACAGATACAGTCAAAAACATTTGACAGTATGTCGGATATGAAACAATATGTTCAGTCTGTTATGAACGGTGAGCTGACACAGGATGAAATCAACGCAATGCTGTTACTACAGATTGCAGAGTTAAAGGCAGGTGTCAGCAATGAATAAGGCATTGATAAAAAGATATTACAAAAAGGGGCTATATACCAAGAAACAGCTTGATGTATTTGTCAAAGCAGGTTTTATTACAGAAGCTGAGAAACAGGAGATTATGGAGGGTTAATTTATGGATAAGATTTTTAATTGGACAAGTACGGTTATTGGAATTGTAGGCGGTTTTTTCGCCGCAATATTCGGTCAATGGGATAGTATTTTATGGGCGCTGTTGGTGATAATGGTGCTGGATTATCTGACAGGTATTATCAAGGCAATCTACACAAAAACAATGTCGAGTGAGATTGGTTTTAAAGGACTGCTCAAAAAGATTACTATATTAATTATAGTAGCGTTATCAAACGTCCTGCAACAGATTACAGGCGATAACGTCGCAATTCGTGAAATTGTCATTATGTTTTACATAGCAAATGAGGGTATAAGCGTGTTGGAAAATGTGGCGGTGATTTATCCACGAATGCCACAAAAGTTGAAAGATATATTACTGCAATTACGTGGCGAAGATGATACGGAGGAATAAGTATGGATATTCAAATCAAACAGGGTCCGCAGTGCCACACGTCTAATTGTTACACATACAGGAATGGCGATATTAAATATATCGTCATTCATTTTACGTCAAATAACGGCGATACGGCATTGAACAACTGCAATTATTTCAGCGGTGCAAATCGTGGTGCGTCTGCACATTATTTTGTCGGTGACGACGGAATATATCAATCTGTACCCGATAAATGGGCGGCGTGGGCTGTCGGTGGTACAAAAATTTACAAACACCCGTATTGCAGGAATATGAACAGTATTTCGATTGAAATGTGTAGTCGTATCGGTGCGGACGGTAAATACTATATTCGTGACGGGATTGTGGAACAGACAATTAAATTAACACGGTATTTGATGAATAAATACGGTGTGCCGGTTGCAAACGTGTTACGTCACTATGATGTGTGGGATAAAAAATGTCCTGAGCCGTTTGTACGTCAGCCGGAGCTATGGGAAGATTTTAAAAGACGATTAACAGGAAGTGAGGATTTAACTATGTCACAATATACAGAATTAAAAGAATTAATCGAAAAACAGGCGGCAGAAATTGCCGATTTAAAAAACATCAACAAACAGTTGGTGAATGTAGTTCAAACTACAATGATTTACGATTTCAATGATGACAATATGCCGTCGTGGGCGCGTCCTGCGGTGCAGGCGGCTATGGACTGTGGTGCGGTACAAGGTGATGAACAGGGCAGACTGGGTTTGTCCTACAAGGATTTACGTGCCATTGTACGTGAATATCGTTGCGGATTGTATAATAAATAGGATAAAAAATGAGAGTGTGTGATTATTTCTGTAAATTAATTTTTCTATGATAAAATACTTAGTTTTATTTGGGCAGATAAGCAAAATTCAGCTTATCTGCCTTTTTGTAATATAGCACGGATTTTCTTCCGCGTCAAGAGCGGTCTTGTAAAAGACCGTATTTTTTACACTATACAAATGTAAAAATATATGCTAAACAAGTCGTCCATCATACATAATTGACAGCTCTCCGTAAACTCTGCCCCAATTTCTAAGTGGCATTGTCCACTTCTTTGTTGCTTCAAAGGTTGCCAAATACAGTGCCTTTAAAAGGGCTGTATCGCTCGGAAATACGCTCCTTTGGCTATTCAATCGACGAAGTACGCTATTAAGGCTTTCTATTGCATTTGTTGTATACATAACTTTTCTGACTTCTGCTGAAAATTTGAACATCGGTGATAAAACATCCCAATTTTCTTCCCATCTTCTCATCGCATTAGGATACTTTTCTTGCCATTTTTTTGTGACACTCTGCATACGTTCGTATCCGCTTTCTTCGTTCGGTGCATGGTATATACTCTTTAAATCATTTGCAAATGCTTTTTTGTCTTTTTCCGCTACATATTTCAATGTATTGCGCACTTGATGGACAATGCAACGCTGATACTCCGTATTTGGATAGGCTGCTGCTATTGATTCCTTTATCCCTGATAAACCGTCTGCACATAATATTAATATATCTCTAACACCACGATTTTTGAGTTCATTTAAAACTCCTAGCCAATATTTTGCACTCTCATTTTCGCCAATGGTTATGCTTAAAACTTCCTTCTTACCCTCGTCATTTATGCCAAGAATTATGTATGCAGCTATCTTTTTCACTATATGCTCATCACGAACCGAAAAGTGGATTGCATCAATGAAAACTATCGGATACACAGCTGATAAAGGGCGTTGTTGCCATTCCTCTATTTGAGGTAATATTTTATTTGTAACTGCGGTTACCATACTTTCACTTACCTCAAAACCATATATATCTTCCACAATATCAGAAATTTGTCTTGTTGTCATACCTTTTGCCGACATAGCAATGATTTTTTGTTCTATTTCTGATATGTCCTTCTTTCGCTTAGGGACTATCTGCGGTTCAAAATCACCGTCACGGTCTTGTGGAACATCAATAGGGATTTCCCCATAAGAACTACGAAGTTTTTTATGTTTTACTCCATTTCGATAATCAGGATTGTCACTGCGTTCATATTCATCATAACCTAAATGCTCATCCAGTTCAGCTTCCATCATTTCCTGAATAGTACCGCCTAATAGATCCTTTAATGCCTCTTGAATATCTTCTGCTGTCTTGATGTTGTATTCCTGAATCAATCCGGCAATGATATTCTTCTTTCCTTCACTCATTCTTTCTCGTCTACGTCTTGCCATAAAAAAATTCCTCCTATGATTTATTTATATTCTATCATAGAAGGATTATTTTTTACAGACTTTTTCTCACACTCTCTAAAAAATAGGTGGCTACGTGCCACCTATTTTTTATTTGTTTTCATTTATGCGGTTTATTGCGTCAATTAGTAACTTTTCCGCCCAAACAGGCGGAGTTCTGTCACCCTTTTCCCAATGGGCGAGAGTGCCTAAAGGGATTTCAAACCGTCTTGATAGTTCAGC